TGGCTGTATCGAAACTATTAAACCAGAAGATAGACAACAAGAAGAAGATAAAGAAACTGAAGATAAATCACAAGAAAATGATGAAAAAGAAGATAATAAATCTAAAGTAGAAATATTAGAAGAATATCGTAGTAATTTAATTAAACTTGTTGATGAAAATAGTTCTATTATGAAAAATGTAATAGGCAAATTAAACGATTTGGTTAAAAATGCAAAAGATGATACCTGGTTAAATGAATATAATTCATTTGTACAAAATTTTAATACAGAAGGTTCAAAAATTTTTGAATATTTAAAAGAAATTTATAAAGGTAATAAGCGTGCAGAAAAATGGCTTATAGAACAAGAAGAAATTCTTAAGAGATCTAATATTTTAGTAAAAATGTGGCATATTATTTCTATGAGCAAATATTGCATTATGCAATTACAAAATCAAATAGATAAACAAAGAACTAAAGATTTAACACGTGAACAAAATGCTGAAATACAAAATTCTGCATATATGCCTATTTCAAAAAATCTAGAATTAAATGAAGAAGTTGCATCAAAATGTACAATTAATATTGTGGTCAATAAAATAGGTAAATTTTTATCTTCTGCTGATTTTAATCAATTATTACCGACAGATTATGAAAATGACATCTATAATTTAGGTAATTCTGAAAAATTTAATAATATGGAAAATAAATTATCTAAAATTATTAAAATTAAATATGTAGAAGGTAATGGAATTTATGGAATGGTTAAACAATTAATTACAAATAAAACCATAGCAAATGCATTAAAGAACGCTAATATTAAAAAATCTATAGAGCAAATTAATTATTTACATAGTGCAAAAGACAATAAAGAAAATCCGGATAGAAACTTACTTTTATTCTATGGTATTATTAGAGCGGTTTGTACTTGTTTAAATAATCTTGATGATAATATTAAAAATATGGATATAAGAGCAAAAGAAAATGAATCAATAGAAAATATTCCAGGTATTTCAGATAATATATTAATGAATGAAATTTATAAATATATAAGAGGAAATTAAAATGATACAAGAAGAATTTGAAACATTGGTAGAACATATTGCTGGAATTAATAATGATTTTAAAGTCGTTGTTGAAGATGTTGATTTGGACAGCTATGACGACAAACCTAAAGAGAAAAATTCTCGACAAGAAATTCGTGATGCTATCAAACCGCAAGTTGAAATTGCTTCATCTTTAATTACTACAATTAAAGATGGTTTTGCAGACAATATGGATCAAACTAAACGAATGAATGATGCTATGGATCAGATTCAGTCCTGGGAAAAAACTATTCATGGCGCATGCGAGCAAATTCTTAAAACTGTTGAGGCAAAAGACGGTTCTGTAGATAGACCGGAATCTATTGTCAATGACAGTTCTAAATGTTCTCCGAAAGCATTTAACAAATATATTAAAAATTATACCAGTAGAGATTATGGCGTCCTTGAACTTGCTGCAGCAATTATGGTTTTCTATAATTCTCTGAGCTAATTTAATTAAAAATAAAAAGCAGTGAAAAATCACTGCTTTTTATTATATACAAATTTTATATAATCTGCCCATTTTGTTTTCAATATATTTCTTTGGGCATCATTTAATAGTTCATTGTATCTTTTGGCTTCTTTATTGCCTATATCATATTCTTTTTTCAATGCAACTATCAAATCTTGGTCTATAGCTTCTGTTTTATATACTTCATAATTAAAATAATGTTTTGTCTTTTTAACCCAAGTATATAAAATTGTATAATGTTGTTGATTTGTCAATTTCTGAATAGTCAACTCATTAATTAATGGTAACAAATATTCATAACTTGACAAAAATCTATTTAAAATAAACTGGTTATATGCCGATTTATATTCATCTGGCAAATTTGCCCAATCATATTTCTTTGTACAGATTGAGCCTAATATTTCAAAGATTGGATTTTTCTTTTTTTCATTCATTCAAAATGGTCCTTAAATTCCATAGTGACTTTATCATCATTAATTACCGATAGTTTTACTTCAATTAATGTTTTGTTATCCTTAAAAATATAGTAATTTCCTGCATCTTTTAACATAATAAAAGAAGGATCTTCCATAAAACTTTTAACTATTTTATTCATATTAGTCTCTATTGAATTTTGATAATCGTGAAATTGGCCAATTACCATTAACTTTTTTATTCCATTTTTCAAAAAATATTTTTCTTAATTTTTCAAACTCTTCCGGTGGTTTTCCTTGACTAGTATGCTTAATTGTAATATCTATTGTAGATACTTTATAACCACGTTCAAGAACTTGTAATGAAATATCGGTATCATAAAAATGAAATCCCATAAGATTTTCGTCAAAACGTAAACCTTCTTCAAATATCCATTTTGGAAAAAACAAGCAACAACCATCAACAGTCGCTAAATAATCATGAACACCTGGATGGTCATTCATAGGATATTCTATAGGATTATTATTTTTATCAAAACCACCTTGTATAATTGATCCAGAGCCATATGTAGAGCGACCGCCAGCACGAGGAACACCATTCCACCAAGTACAATTAACATCGAGAGCTATTGTTCCTATAACTCCTGCAAGACCAACATCTTTATTTTCGTAAAGCTTTGTTAATTTATATTCACAAACATCTATAGGAGTTACAATTTTTGTATCACTGTGCCTAAAACAAATGATTGGATCGTCATTTTTTAAAATAATATTTTCAATAGCATAATTATATTTTTTTGCCATAGAATCTGCTATTTTATTATCGATAAAAAATTTCTTAGCAGTATCTATAGTATCAGAATTTTTTTCTAAAACTGGAATTATTTCAATCATTTATTTTCCTTTAAAATATCATCTATAAGTCTAACATCGAATTTAGTTTCTGGTCCTTTTATTGCACTATAATCTATTAAGATTTTTTGCGCTAAATTACTAAATATATTAGATTTATTATTTTTAATTATAACTAATTTAGAAAACGGCATTTGGCCTTCTAACATATGTTCTCGTTGTTCTAATGTTAATAATGTTCCAACACTATCGATATCTAATGGTAATTCATTATATTCTATAGCTTTAGACATTACTTTTTCTCTATCTTCGTTAGAAATACTCGGTGTAAAAATATAGTAAGTTAATTGACATTTGGTTTGCTCTTTTTTAATTCTTTCTGCGATTTCTGCATCTGATAAAGGTTTATCACCAAATTCCTTTAAATCATTAAATATTTGTTCTAATTGAGTATCAAATAATTGACCGGGTTTTACATATTTTAATTTGTTATCTTTAAAACAAGCAGTCAAAGGAAAGACGCTTCTTTCCAACATATCTGATAATATCTTACGTTCTGAATCTAATGATACTTCAACAAAATAAAGATTTGCATTGTTAATATATTCTATGGATTGCTTATAATCTTGACAAATATGGCATGCATCGTCTGTAAAAATATAAATGCATATTTAACCATGCTTGTAGTCAAGCAAAAACTTTTCAAAACTTAATTTTTGACTATCAAGCATGTATTGTCCTCCATATTATATTTAAATTGTTTAACATAATTTTTTCCATATTTATTTTCAATATACGTCTTATTTATACAGAAAAAATATACCACTTATTCAGTGGTATATTTTAAAGTTTTAAACTTCAGGTTCAGTAATTGGATTTTCTTCCAGATCTTCAAGAACCGTATTGTAAGTCATCAATACTTTCTTGCCAGTTTCAGGATCCGGTTCCTTGTGTTTAACATACCAAGCAATATTCTTAATCATATCCTTTTCAGGATCGCAAACAAAACTAAGAATATAATCTGTTGACCAGATACCATCATTAGATTCTTTACGAGTAGCGGAAATACCAATTAATTTTGCTGGAAAAATAAGGTCACTGAATGTTACCTTATATTCTAATGTATATGCATCAAGCGGAATATTAACCTTATCCCAAGCATCTTGTGCAGCAGATTGGTCAAATGCACCATTAAAATCAATATCCTGTTGAAATTGGCGTGGAAAAGAACGAATACTTGTATCTTCTGTTATTTTCATTTGAAGAATCCAGAACATATCCTCGCCTTTCTTTATAAGCTTGAAATTTACTAAAGAACTATCAAATCTTATAGTATTCATTATTCACCTACTTTTATAGACTTAACAATCTTTTTACATTGATAAACTGGATGATCGAGCTTAAATCCAGCAAGTTCTTCAGCTTCGTATTCATTAATAATCTTAAGATTTTCAAGCTGATCAAGTGCTCGAAAATATGCTAAACTTTTACCTACATTCTTATTAAACTGATCTTGATAATTACAATGTGCAAAACCAGTAACAGTAATCTTGGACATATTAGGTTCTTTAAACCATTCTGTAATAGTTAACGCAGTATTATGTTCTTCCCATTCAGTATAAATATCACGCTGGAATTCATCCTTAACATGCGTCTGCTTATATTCTGTCGTGTATCTAACCTTTACAATAAATTGTCTACCATTTGAAAGAATAACTCTCATTCTATTTTCCTTTGTATAAAAGATTTAACGTATTTCAAATATAGTTAATTTTTTTTATTTAAAACTTTACAAAAATAAAATTTGAATTTTTAATAAAAAACGGAGTTCTTCACTCCGTTTTAATTATATAATATCTTGCTCTTTTGAATCGAACATCATCAGCATCTGATTTATATGTTGTGATGATTCTAGCCAACAACCAGAACTGTTGATAAAGTTGTATTGCCAGTTCAAAATTTCATTATATTTATCTTTTTTACAGAGTTTCCAGAAAATATCATCAATTTCTTGAATAGATGACTTTTCTGTAAATTTACATTCAGGGTGTATTTCTCTATATGGACTGTCGTCATTGGCTGTAAAAATATTACCCATAAATACACATCCACACGCACATGCTTCAGTAAATCTCAAAGAAGATTTTGCACGATTGAATGGATTATCAACTATGGATGCAATACTGAAATCAGCATGAACTTCCATAAATTTTCTTGGAAAAGTGTGTGAATCTGACCAAGGAATAAATTGAATTTTATCTTTAATTTCTTCCCAGAAAAATGGTAAAGCACCCATTACATAAAAATCAATTTTATCTTCTTTTACATTTTTAATTACCCAATCACAAAGACTCGTATCCCAGTCACCTCTATCGCCTGGTTGGCCTGGGTGGCCATTAGGAAAATTAGGATTCTGCCCTGGCTGAAGTTTAGGAATAGGTTGTCTATAATGTGTCGGACTACCAGAATAAATAACTCTAGGTTTTACTATATCTTCTGTAATATTTTTCTTACGTTCGAAATTCCACAAATAACGTGGCACAACATTTTTTATAACCATTACATTTGAAACATTAAAAACGCGTTCAATTACTTTTTTTAAATAAGG